TATTAGGAAGTGTTACTGTTAAATCATCAAACCATTTCCATTTTTTAGTTCCTAAAAACTCACCATATTCTTTTAGATATGCTCTAGGCATACCATGTTTTAATGCTCGTCTATAAACCATAGATGAATGGTTAGAATCTATTTCTACTAATTCAGGAAATATTGATTCAAGTTCTTTTACATAATCTTTTGCTTTAGCAAGTTCATGTCCAGCAGAAAACAAATCTGGGTTTGAATCGTGGAAGCTAAGTGCGTGATGGTCTAGCAAATCACCAATAGACATTACGAATGTAGGTTTGTATTCCTTCTTTAATGCTTTTAGAAAATCAAAAGAATCTTGCCTATGATAAGGCAGGTGCAAATCTGAAATAACCAGAATCCTTCTTGTGTCCATAACTACCTACTAGTTGTATTTGCCGTTTTAAGCAATACTTACTTACTTAGAAATATTACGATTAAAGCCAAAGATAAACTTCCAGTAGCAACCAATATAGACCAGTAAAGGTTCTCTACCTTTTTTTCTAGTTTATACATTGATGTACTGAGTATTCTTATTTCTCTTTTAATTCCTGTGATATGTCCCTTGAAAGCTATTAATTGTTCGTTTTGTGTTCTTGCCATAGTCGTTTAAGCATTTGCAAGACTTTAGCAAGACGCACTCACCATTTGCTAGTTTGAAAATGCACATTAAATTTTTGTGCATTAATATCAAACTATTGTGTTTTAATAAAGTTATTTTTTGTAGAATTTTTCTACTGTATCTGCGTAGTTCTTCCAAAATGATTTAACATCTTCAAAAGCATCTGCATAGAATTTAGACCAGTAGTTCTTAATGTCAGAATAGTTTAACATTGAGTTCTCCTTTGAGTAAAAGTTATTTTCTTCAGTCGTATATACCATGCAAGGTATATAGGTAGTCTTTGCAGAATTACAATTACTTGATGTTTAAATGTTGTTTAATGGATTCAATTACATTGTCGGCGATTTGCCATTTCCATTCTACATACATTCCAAGCACTATGCCAATTATGAATAAAGTCATGTAATAGTTATGTCAAAGATTTGAAAAAAAGTCAAAACTCTTGTTCTTAAAGACAGATGGTGCTGGAAATTTAAGTTTTGCTACGGCAGGATTAACTGGTGCTACATCAACTGCGACTGGTACAGTTCTTACTTTATCTGATACTCAAAATGTTGCTTCTGTAAATGTCATTTTAGATAATCAAAAAGAATTAAGATTTAGAGAGACGACTGCAAATGGTACAAACTATGTTGGTCTAAAAGCACCAGCTTCTTTATCTGCTGATTTAACTTACACACTACCAAGTGCAGACGGAACGTCAGGTCAAGTGCTTCAAACAAATGGAAGTGGGGTTTTGTCGTTCAGTTCTGTTTCCAGCGATTATGTTTTACTTGCCACAACAGATATAACTTCTTCAACAGCTTCTATTTCTTTTGATGGTTATTATTCATCTACTTATAAAAATTATAAAGTAATAATTGCTAATTTATCTCCAGTTAGTGCTACAACAATAAGATTTAGATTTAGAAGAAGTAATGCTGATGTAACTGCAACTAATTATACTGGTCATTCAATAAGAGGATATTGGAGAGAAGCCGCAAGTTCTGGTGTTGATTCAACTGGTCAAGTTTTTGCAGGAACTGGTGCTTATGGAATATTAGTTTCTAATGCTATGTCAGGAACAAACTCACAAGCCGCACATTCTGAAATAACAATTTTTGACCCATTAAGTACAGGTTATAAAAAACATATTTATCACTCTACTGTTGTTTATACTGATAGTGGATATGCAGAAGTTTATAATGGAATATATTTTCATAATGAGAACAATAATGCTATGTCAGGAATAACTTTTTATGCGGCAAGTGGAAACATAGTAAATGGTAACTTTAAATTATACGGAATTAAATGAAAAAAATTATTAACAATATTGAAGTTGATTTAACACCACAAGAATTAGCTGAATATAATTTAAGAATTGAAGAAGAAAATAACACTAGATTTGAAAGACATTTAAACCAATTAAGAGAAATTAGAAATAATTTATTATCTAAAACTGATTGGTATGTAACAAAAGCTAAAGAAAATAATGAAGAAGTACCAGCAAATATTAAGTCATATAGACAAGAACTAAGAGATTTGACAGAAGGATTAACAACAGTTGAACAAATTGTTAATATAATTAAAAACGATTTATACCCAAAAAAACCTTAATAAAACTTAAGTCTATCCTATAATTGCTTTAATCTCAGCATCATTCAAACCTAATGCTTTAAGTTTATTTAGTGCTGATTGTTTATTATCTATTTTAGCTTGTTCTTCAGATTCAATTTCTGCAAGACATTCTGGTACTAAATCTAATATATCTTGTTTGTTAATTGGTTGAGTTCCATTTTCCCAAATAATAGTATCAACTGCTGATATGTCATTTCCTGACATACTTACTTCAGCTTTAGGATTTATCTTTGATATAGCTTTAGCTATTGCATTTATAATCATAATTAACCTTTAACTTCCATAGCTGTTATTGAAGCAGTAACTTTTGAATATGTTCCACCATCATAGTTTAAATTAACAGTTCCTGCTCCACTATATTTTCTAAAATATACTTGATAAGTTGTTGAAGATGTTGTTGCTGGACTATCTAAATACATTATAATACCTAATGATTGGTCTGATATTCTAGTAAGTAATCCATAAGTCGCATCACCAATATTTGTAGCACCTCTGTAAATTGTTATAACGTAACCAGTTCCTGAACCATTTTCAATAAAACCAGTATTTAACAATAAAAAAACTTTATTTGATGTTGAAGAAGGAGTTAATGTAACTGATAAAGTATTTGAAGCTGTTACAAAAGATGTAGAAGTTGTGCTTCTTTGAGTTGTATCAGTAGCACTTACAACCTGAATAATTTGACCAGCACTCGGCGAAACACCTGCAAAGCTTAAAACCCCACTTCCATTTGTTTGAAGGAACTACTTAGGATATTTTAGTTTTACAGATTCTATTGATTTAAGCCAATTATCAGTGCCATTAACTTTATCCCAGTATAGCATATCAAGTTGGTCTTGAATTGAAGGATAACTATTTGCTCTTTGGCTTCTTATGCCTTGTATTCTCTCATATTCAACAGCTTCATTCTCTAGTGCTTGTAATTGCTTATCAGAAGGTTTTGGTATGTCCAAATTCCATTCTTTGATGTAAGCACCTTTGCCATTACTGTCATCTTGTAAGATAACATCTTTTCTAAAGTCTATTTCTTGTTTTGCGTATAGTTTTATTTTAGTTGATAATGTCATTTATACTCCTATTAATTTAAAAGCACCAAATCTTCCAAATGTAGATGAACCATAAATAAGTTTGTTACTTCCAGCATTATGCCAAGCATATATTTCAATATAATCAGTTGAACTTGTTATATTAACAATACTACAAACTCTATTTGAAACTGGGTCTACGGAAGTTCCACCAATTCTACCATCATGTATTTCTGAACCATTTTTCCAAATTTCAATATCACAACTATATGCACCAATTTGTGGAAGTAAATCTGCATATACAAAATATTTACCAGTTGTTACTGGAGTAAAACGATATGTTGATGTATCATATCTATTATCTGTATCAAAAGTTTCAGTACTAAAAATAACTTTTGTATTAGTATTATTACTTAAAGTTTGGTCTCCATTTTGAAATTCAGCTTGAAATGCTGGAGTATTATTTCCACCAATACCAGATACAAAATTAGTTCTAGTCATTTTTCTTACTGCTGTGGCACTATCATCATAAATTAAAACCAAATCTGAACCTGCAATAGAAGTTTCGGCAGTTGCACCAGTAAAAGAATTAGTGGGTAAATCACTACTGAACGACAAATTTCCAGCACCATCTGTCTTTAAGAACTGACCACTTGTTCCATCAGTAGAAGGTAAAGTAAAAGTTAAATCAGCACTCAAACTAGCAGGTGCTTTTAGTCCAATATAATTTGTTCCGTTAGCAGTTAGTTCATTAAATCTCAATGCAGTATTATTTCCTAATACCATATTAACAGTTGTTGTATGAGCAGTATCAGTTAAAGTTAAAACAGTTCCAGTAGCTGATGTAGAGAGTCCAGTTATGGACACCGAAGAATCCAACCAGTCTACTGTATTAGCTGTATAATTTATTGTAGCTAAAGAAATTGAATCAGCACCATCATAAAATTTTAAAGTAGGATTTGTAGCGTTGGTAGTGTCTAACCAAATTTGACCTGCAACAGCACCAGTTGGTAAAGATGTTCCTGAATGTGTTGTTTGTATTGCTGATAGTGCATTGTTTAAATCAGAACGAAAGCTAGGAAAGCTTTGGTTCGCTATATTCATGTCGTGTTGGCTCATATCTATCTAATATCTTAATTAAAATCCTTTTGCAATATAATCAAAAGTTCTACTTACTCCAGTACCAGCACTATTTTTAAATGCTATATTAAAACCATTAATAGTCTTACTATTTAATACATAGTAATCACCAGTAGCCATTCCTTGATTAGTGATACCGATAGCATAATTAGCAGAATAGAATGGTCTTGTAAAGGTAACTGTATATGTTCCAGTTCCACTTACTAAATCATTTCCACTTTGAATAGTATCTTGAACGTCAATCGTTACACTCAATGCAGTTACAACTGGAGTAGAAGCTAAATCATCTGATCTCATTAATAATTTAAATTTAAAATATCTAGCAGTGTAATCACCAACTACAAAATTTCTAAATGCAGTATAAGTTATGTTATCAGCAGAAGTAGCAATTTCTAAATGAGCATTACAGTTAGCAGGAGAGTCTCCATCAAAGTTAGAAGCACCATCATCAAAATCGCCAGTAGAACTATCAAAAAGATTATCTATATTATCAACTCCTTGTGTAAGAGAAGCAGTTACACGAACAGTGTAACTTCCACCAATGTCAATAGGAGAAGCAAATAAATAATAACCTTCAGGATATAAGTCATA